GCCACCGTCTGAACGGGCTCGGTCGTTTGTTTAACATCTGTTTTAGCAAATTTATGCGGAAAGTCAACACGGATTCTTTTATCAACTTCAGCATAATATTCATCAGATTGAGGATCAAAACCTTCTTTGTCCACTAAATCTTTATGAATTTCGAACGCTGTATATGTCATGGCTCTATCTTGTCCAAACCATGAGTTCTTTGCTGCCCATGCTTCAGCTCTAGGATCACTAGGTTCTTGCATTTTTGGCTGCTCTGGAGCTTTTACATCTGCAGGTTTGGAAACTTCTGTTTCTCTAGCAGATTTACTTTGCTCTAGTTTGGCATTCTCAAAAGCAAGTGTAGCGATTCGTTTGTTAGCTGCAACTTGTGCTTCAGCATCTCCAGCTGCTATAGCTGCAGCAAGTTCTTTTTGTGCTGCCTCTAAACCAGTGTTGATACTTGTCTCAAACTTTTTAAGATAGTCAGCATCAGTTTTTTGAAACCTTGTTTCCAAAGTTTTTCTTTTTTCTTCAACTGCTTTTGCATACTCTGTAGCTGCATCTCTTTGTCTTTCAGCTTCACGCATTTTACGTGTGAGTTTTGCAATCCTAGCTTGAACACCTTTGCTGTACTCTTCAAGTTTGTCATCGTCTTTTGGTTCTTGTTTAACTTCTTCTTTTACTTCTTCTTGTTTCGTTTCTACTGGTTCTTCTTTAGGGGCTTCTGCTTCTTCTTTCGGCGAATCAGTTTCTACAACCGATTCGTCTTTTTGCTCTTCAATAGCTATCTCAGCGCCTTCACCTGAAGTGTCGAGATCAACCATTTTTTCTTCTTTTGGCATAAGTTTCTCCTATGTTAAAATTCATGCAAGATATCCTCTGGATTCTTGATGGTTGCTAAAACTTCGTCATCGTTTAGCAGACGTATCTCTCCTCCCTCTATCTTTATTCTCGAGCCAGCATAACGGGCAAACATTACCCATTGTCCCTCTTTGCACCAAGGACCATCAGGATATCTGTCCTTGTCCTTGTAACAATCTGGGCCCATTCTTAAAACTAAACCACATTGTGATCCAACCTGTTGTCTCTCTAGGGTTGATTCGGCAAGATGTAATCCGCCTTTTGTTTTATCTTTCATTCTAAAAGGTAAAACTAATAACCTCCAACCAGTTGGGTTTGGTAGTTTGTCTGAATCTTTTGTAATTTCTTTTTCTTTTTTGATTCCTACCAGTTCTTTATTTGGTAGGTGTATTTTTGATGTCGATGACTGTTCCTTCATTTTGCTCCTTATCTTCTAGCAGGTTAGAGAGTTCCTGTTTAGTTGCCTCTAGGGCGTTTATCTGTCCTATTATATAGTTATATTTTTCCATACTGTCAACACCACCGGACGTTACAGATATAGTTAATTGTTCCAATCTTTTATCAAGATGTCTATATAATCTTGTTATTACTGTTTCTAAGTTCATCTTTCTCCTAACTTTTTCTTAAACTTATGCACACGATTACGTGCGTTTCGTTCCATTTTCTTATCCTTTTTCTTCAAAGCTGTACCCACGTCCCTTCTTGCTGACATAAGTCCTTTGACTAATTTTTTCTTATAAGGCCCTTCTTTTAAATTGGACACTCTATAAGTTCGACCATTAAACTTTCTTGTTTTTTCTGATCGCATCTTTGCCTCTTTTAAATATGCTCGCCACCTGTCTCTTACCCATGACCTTTGCTCTTTGCTCACCAACTGTAAGGATTTGTATTTTTCTTGCAAAAGGTTTGCTGATTCGTTTGACTTTTGCCACAGTCGCCCTAGCGTCCGCAGGGGTCGCAAACTTAATTGATACAGTATCTCTAGGATTCTCATCAGTGTATAATCTCCTCCCAGAGCCTTTTGGTTTTTTACCAGTGCCTACTTTAGGATCTGCCACGTTTCATCTCCTTAATATGCTTCTTG